CCTTGGGGTGGGTCTACATATGGAACACAAATAAAAAATTATCCTGTACAAGGTTTTGCAACAGCAGATATTGTACCACTTGCTTGTATAAATATATATAAACTTATGCAAGAAAAAAATGTAAAAAGTTTACTTGTAAATACAGTTCATGATTCTATCGTAGCTGATGTTTATCCTGGTGAAGAAGATGTGATGAGTAAAATATTTAAACAGGGCACAGCAGATGTAATACCTGCACTTAAACAGTATTACAATATTGATTTTAATGTTCCGCTTGACACAGAACTTAAAATAGGATATGATTGGTTAAATATGAAGGAGGTAAACTAATGCATATAGATAAGTATAAAATATTTTCCATGGATTATGATTGGAAAAATGGTAAACAAAGTAAGACTACTACAGTAAAACAAATGCTTACATCAGATGAATGTATACAAGGTAGAGATTTTGTATCTTTATTAGATAGTTTAGATGATGCTTGGCATAAACATGAAGGTAAAACTTGTAAGATAGAAGTTACCTTTGAGCCATATAAACACGGAGAATAATATGACCAAAGAAATAGAAGCACTAGAGACAATGGATGAATATTCTGATGAAGAATACTCTGCGTATTTAGAGTACACTTCACTGAAAGATCAATGTGTAATAGAACCTACTACATTGTACATAAACAAAGACCATGAGTTTTTATCAGAGTGGGATTACTTTGCAAATGCTGATGGTTTAGAGGTAAAAATAATAGATGGAGAAACAACAATATGTTAGAAACTATATTTGGATTAGTAATGGTATATATTTTAATAGGGTTTTTTATAGATCCTTTTATAAAATAACACTTGACAAATTAGTAAAAATAGTGTATAAGTATAACAACAATAAGGAGGACAAATGTCTGACAATAAACTAACAAACATAAATCAAATGTCTAATGAGCAGATAATGCAAGCTATAGGACAAGACGATGGATCAAGCACAGGTAGTAATATACCTAGACTATCTATCAACAGAACACCAGAAGATGATGATGGCAATCAATTACCAGTAGGTCATTACTCTACCTATGATTCTAGTATAGGTCAAAGCGTTTTTGGAAAACCAGTTACCTTAAGACCTTTTATAAGTGCGATGCAATACATGCACTATGATGCAGAAAAAGGTGAGTATGTAAATAGATCTATTATATTTAAAAGTTGGAAAGAGGAAGCTATAGATATATTAGGTGGCACTAAATGTGGTAAGATTCCTTTTAAAGAAAGATCAAGTCTTACTCCAGAACAATTAGAACATCAAAGAACTATTAGATGTTATAAATTAGTGTATGGATTATTATCTTTTAAAGATGGTAAGACAGCACAAGGTGAGCCCCATGCTGTAGAAAATCTACCTGTATTATACAGAGTTACTGGTACAGCCTTTACCCCTGTAACATCTGCATTAGATCAATTAAAGAAAAGAAAAAAGCTAATGTTTAATTGTACTTTTTCTCTTGATACTAAGAGACAAAAGAAAGGTGGTAATGTATTCTATGTGCCAGAGATAGGTGTAAATGCAGACGCTAACTTACAATTATCTGACAATGATATGGAAACACTAAAGGTATTTCAAGAATCAATTGATATTGAAAATGCTGAAGTCATTGATGCTTACAATGGTGCAAAGACAAAGCAAACTCATGCATCTGATAAAATAGATGCAGAGATTGTTGAGCACATAGATGATGCACCAGAAAAAGTATTGGCATCTTAACATTAACTAAACTACTAGATACTAAATGGAATTAAAAAATATAATTAAAAAAGAGTTTAGACATAGCTTTAGCTCTATAAATAAATTTAAGCATAACCCTAGTGAATGGTTAGTTCACTATGGGTTAGGGCTAAGAGTGTCTAGTAGTCCTGCAATGGTTAGAGGATCTCTTGCAGAATTTGGTGCTTACTATAAAATAAAAAGAGGAATGTCACAGAAAGATGATAAACATTTTGAAAAATTAATAACTCACAAATTTAAAAAAAATAACTTTTTTAATCCAGATAATGAGATAGATAATGCAATAGAGATAGCTAAAAAGTTTGAAGAGAAGTTATATGAAAGACAGTTAAGAAATATAATTAGTTATCAAAAAGAAAAAGTTGAAAAGATTGATGGTCTTAAATATCCAATAAGATTATTTACAGACTTTGAATATGATAATTTAATAGTAGATTTAAAATCAACATTAAGATTACCTACTAAACCTAAGGTAGATCACATAAGACAGCAAGCACTTTATTCTGTATTACATGATAAGCCTATATCTTTATTGTATGCTACACCTAAAAAATCATTTTGGTATGATCTTACAAAAGAAGATGTAGCTGATGGTTATGCAGAATTACTTAGAGATTTTAAATCATTAGAAAATTATATTGATATGTGTAATAATAGTATAGAGGATGCCATTAAGATAACACCTCTTAACACAGATCCTAGTCCTTTTTATTGGGATAACAATATTAAAAAAACAGCGATACAAGTATGGAAAACTATAAACAAATAGTAATACAAAATTATAGGCTTCCTTGTTGGGAGGAAATAGAGTCTAGTGGTGAGTAGTTTGAGGGGTCTATTCACCATTGACTCTTTTAATGTATACAATATGCATTTATATTTTATAGTATTTAAAAATAAAAAAGATAAAGAGTATAAATTATTTACTAATACTATCTTTGATAAAGAGAAAGAGGCAGAAGAGTTTGGTAAAAAAAGTATGAAGAGAGGTTACGAACACAAAGTATTAGATTATAATAGTGAAAACTACAATAGGTATTGGGATGAAAAAAAAAGATAAACTTAGTTTAATTAATGCTGTTAAGGTAATAATTAGTCCTTGGCAAAAAGGTTTTACATGTGGTATTATAATGGATAGTAAATCTAAAATGTCCACAGAACAATACGAATTATGCTCTACTATAGCTAGAGGCATGATAAAGATGGCAACTACTGATCCCCATTCAACGTTTCTATGGGGACTACGAGGATTTGCCGATGATAAAAAAAAGAACGAGAATAATCTAACAATTAGTTCTGTTGCAGAGTTTGATGATGAATCTAATGTTGTAGATTTTCTTGAATATTTAAAAATGAAACGAGATAAGGAGTTAAACTAATGGCAACGCATTTAGTTATAGGAGACCCTCATTGTACTCCAAAGGCAAGCAATGACAGATTTTTGTGGGCAGGTAAATTTGCACGAGATCTGAAACCAAATACCATAATATGCATGGGTGACTTTGCAAGTATGGATTCTCTATCTAGTTATGATAAAGGTAAAAAATCATTTGAAGGTAGAAGATATAAAAAAGATATTGACCATGCTCATGATGCATTGGCTAAATTTAACAAAGGTCTTAATGGAAGACGACCAAGAAAAATCATGTTACTTGGTAATCACGAAGATAGGATAGATAGGACAGTAGATGAGATACCAGAACTTGAAGGAACAATTAGCACAGACGATTTTAAATTTGAAAGTTTTGGTTGGGAGGTTTATGAATATCAAAAACCTGTGGTGGTTGATGGTGTGTACTACTGCCACAATTATCCTACTGGTGTCATGGGTAAGCCTATTAGTGGCGACAATGTTGCTCGTTCTTTATTAATAAAAAATAAAGTATCTTCTACTGTAGGTCACATACATACATTTGATTACGCTATGTGTGCCCTACCTTCTGGCAGAAAATTAATGGGATTATCTGCAGGATGTTACTTGCATCATAAGGAAAACTATGCTAAGAGTACCCAACAAATGTGGTGGAGTGGTCTTGTGGTTAAACGTAATGTAGATAAAGGAGAGTATGATCTTGAGATGATAGAGTATAATACAGTAAGGAGAAAGTATGGAAGATAAAACATATGAGAATGAGGTAGAAGCACCTAGTCCTATGGTTCAGATATCTTTAAGAGAATATGATAAGTTAAAAGATAATCAGAAATATATAACTGATAAAGATTTAATTGGTTGTATTGATAAGATAGAAGAACTTGTCCGTGCATTAAGAAAACATATCATTAGGACTGATGTATGATAGACAATGTAAACTCTCCATCGCACTATAAGCATGGTAAAAAAGAAACTATAGATGTTATCCGTGATTGTATGACTGAAGATGAATATCACGGATATCTAAAAGGTAATGTTTTGAAGTATGTTTCAAGATATAAATTTAAAGGGGAGCCATTACAGGATTTAGAAAAATCACAATGGTATTTAAACAGACTAATAAAGGAGGTCAAAGATGGGTCAAGTTAAACAGGCAATAATAGAAGTGGAAGATTTTGTAGTAGGTTGTTTAAAGCAAGGTAGAACTTTAAATCAAACTATTAGAGATGCTAGAGAATCTAAAGCAGCAAAAACTAATCCTTACTTAGATGATGGGGAATTAGTAGAAGATAAATACTACCAATTTAAAGGAGGGCAATAATGAGAGATGCGTTTATGGAAGCACTTAGAAAAAGATACGAAGCAGATATAAGTGTAGCTAAAGTTACTATTGAAATATATCTAAATAAATCTGTAGGTATAGGTGAGCACCCACAGTTTGTACATGAGATAGATAAACAATTAGAAACTATAGCATCTGCAGAAGATAAATTAAGAATGATTGAAAAGCATTATCCTAGTGATGATGATATACCATTTTAATAGGAGGATATATGGATAAAGAAGGACAACCAAAACAATACACAATTGATGCTAAACAATTACAAGATGTAATGAAATATTTAATGACTAGACCATATGGTGAGGTATATTCTATTATGAGTATGATATCTACATTAAAACCAATGGAGTTAAATGGAGGGGAGAATGTCGGAAAAAAATAATTTAGATAAGTATACTGGTATATTATTTGAATTAAAAATTGGTTTAAATAAAGACAATGCTATTGTGATTGATTACGGAGGTAAACCTGTAGGTAAAGTTAGAGAAGCATTAAAAGGATATCCATATCATGGTAATCTATGTGCTGCTGTAATTAATCATGCTAATGCTGTAGGGAGAAAATTACAAGATGATATTAAAATTCTTATACAAAAAGTTTAATAATATTATTACGCAAAAAAAAAGACACCCAGAGTAAATACTCTGTGTGTCTTGTTGTTGCCTGCTAGGGGGAGTCTTTACGGCTCCCCTTTTTTATTTTAAATTATTCATTTGTTGACCTAAAGGTTTAACTTTAGGAACCAACATTCTTTCTGTTTCTATTACTGGTTTTATTCTATCTGTATATACACTAGATAAAAAATCTGTATAGTCTTCTCTCTCTGCATATGGACTCATACCCTTAAACATATTTTCTATTTTATCCGCAGAATCAATTACATTTTTGTATCTATCATCTGTAGATATTAGTTGCATAAAAGATCTTATACTACTTTTATTGTCTGGAAAACTTCTCAGTTTAGCACCACCTTGGGTAGTTAAAAACTCTTGATCTCCAGTTGCATGCATACCAAAATAGTTATTACCTTTCATAGCAGTAGGTGCACCTTTAAATTTAAAGTTGCCTGTTTCTGCAGCAGCTACAGTAGCTATAAAAGCAGTAGGTATTTTTCTTTCAATAGCATCCTCTGGATACTCTTGTCGTACTTCTTCTATTGCTTTCATAAAGTCTTTTGTATTTTTTATATCAGCCATAGCTATACCTATAAATAAAAATAGACTAACA